TTTCTTCATCCGTGGAATTTTTACCATACCGGAGTTCTACTCTCCGCCACATACTACTTTCGATGTATGCTTGGTATCCTGCATTTAATAATGAGATTTGATTTAATATTTTTATATGATTTAATATTTCATCAACCAGAATTTTTTAAATCATTTTTTTCATTATTAAATTACGGTTTTAGGGGGTTCCCGCAATTTGGTAATGTTGCCATCAAAAGATGACTAACACGTGTAAATCCTTTTTTGGCTATGGACTTTAGCCAGGAAGACGATTACTAAAGGGTTTTATGTTCAAGCCTTTCGTCTTAAGTCTTGAACCCTCGTGTTTTTCAGCACCGACAGTTAATGCGTTGTCCACCAATCTCTACCTCAACGTTGCGGATGATTACGTGACCAACGTAGTTAACCCAACGGAAGCAGAAGTTTGCGGTAGTCGAAGAGGACTGGGGGCACTCAACGAGGGGAAGAGTGACCTGAAGGTAAGTGCGGTGAATAAGATCACCGTTACGGGAAATGGTGCAAGTTACACGCTTTCCGAAGTCAGCAGTGCCGTTAAAGATCTGCTCAATAGACTCCATAGAGAAGTTAGTGTGACGACGATAAACGACCTTGAAGAAAGTGATTTGTGGGTTACCAGTTAAGTAAACATCCTGTGCACCGTAAGCTACTAATTGCATGAGACCTCCGCTCATAATATATAATCTTAACAAAGAAAAAAATTTTATGGAAAACGCTTTAAATTAAATTTAATTTAATTTCTAAAATTTTAAATTGATGAAAATATAATTTTGTCCTACATATTATGATAGATTTTATTGTTGATTTATTATATTAATTTTTAAAAAATATTATTTTTGTAAATATCAAATTTTATCCTTATATATTGCTCTAAAGATATAAATAATAATTTATAAACTATCATCAATAAAATAATTTTTATCAAGTAATTAATTTTATCTATATATAAATTTATAATCTATAAAATCTTAACAGTATATATTGTAATAAAATATTTGTGTAGGGGGTGATGATACTGTCGTCACCCCCCCCTTATAAAAAATAAAATATATGATTATTATAAAATTAATATAAAATTAATATTTTTTGATATAAATATAATTAAAAAAAATTAGTGAAAAAATATCTGAAAATTTTCACTAAAATTAAAAAAAATTGAAATTAAATATTTCTATATTTTAAATGTAAAAGTAAAATGGAACTTATAAATTCTCTATCCTTCGAAGAAACACCTGTTTCTATCTATGGAACACCAGAAAATCCACTATTCTGTGCAGATGAAATTGGAAAATTATTTGGTGTTAAAAGAATTACTTCATCTATTTTAGATTACAATTCAAGCCAAAAAATTTTGATGAATATTCAAACATCAAGTGGAATTCAAGATAAAGTTTTTTTAACTGAGATTGGACTATACAAATTTTTATTTACTTCTAGAAAAGAAGTAGCATTGAAATTTCAAGAATGGGTTTTGAATGTTATCAAAGAATTACGTCTAAATGGTGAATATAAACTTCAATCAAATAAATCACAACATCCAGAAATTGAAAATATATTTTTGAAAATGAGCCATATGCAATTGAGAAGTAAAACTTTAATTGAGAGTAACAAAAATGAAAAAGTTGTTTATATTTGTGAGACTGATAAAAAAATTAATGGTTATCCAGTAATAAAAATTGGAAAAACTGATAATGTTATTGAAAGGCTTCAAGCTTTAACAATTAATTTTGGTATTAAAATGAATTATGTTTATATTTTTCGTTGTGAAAAAAATTATGAGTTTGAACAATTCCTATTCAAGATTCCAATTATAAAAGAAAACAGATATCGTGAAGCATTTGAAAATGGTAAAAAGTCAAATGAAATGTTTTTATTGAATGATGAATTTACATATGAAAAAATTGAGAAAATAATAATAGATAATATTGAGCCATTTGAAAAAATACCAGTTGAAGATAAATTACAACACAAACAAATTGAATTCAATATCAAGAAAACAGAGCTAGACTTTAAAATGGAATCAATACGTGAAAAAGAATTGGAGAAAGAAATTATAGAACTTAAAAATGAAAATGAAAAATTAAAAATTATGAATCAAAATTCTGATTTACTACAATCTCTTTTTGATATTACAAAAGAAAATAATCAAATGCTAAAGAAATTAACAAATTATAATACTGAATTAGCAATCGAAGAACAACTAGAGAAAAAATCATCTTCAAGTACTCCATACATTCAAAAATACAATGAGGATCTCAAATTGATTGGACATTATGACTCATTTATTCAAATGACAAGACAAATTCCTGGTACATCAACACATGGATTAAAATGCGCTATTCAAAATAATTCAATTTATCACGGTTGTAGATGGGCATTTCTAGATAAAAGTCAAGATCCAACTATTCCTCAGGATCTTGAACCAACAAAAGAAACAAACAATAGAAAATATGAACTTTTGGCACATATAAATCTAGATAAAAATAAGATTTTGAAAGTTTATACAGAGTATAGTGAAATGGCTAAAGAATACAAAGCTTCAAACAGTGCAATTTCAACAGCAAGAAGAAGAGGAACCAAATGCAATGGAGGATATGTTGTATTTTACAAAGATTGTGAAGAAGAATTGAGAAAAGAATATGAAGAAAATAATTTATTACCAACAAAACCCATCTCAAAGACCGGAACATTTGTTATACAAATTGATCCAATAACATTACAAGAAATAAGTACTTATAATTCAATATCTGATGTTACAAAAAAATTTAAGATTGGAAGAGATAAATTGAAAGAAGCATTTGAGAAAAATACTGTTTTTAAAGGCTACAAATGGATAATAAGTTAACCGATAGTTTTCAAAGAAGTTACAAATTGAAAATAATTGAAAATGAATAATTTTAATATTATAATAATTATGTACGAATGTTTCAAACAACCTCAAAAAAATTCAAAATCAAAATCTAATAAAAAATCTAATAAAAAATCAAACAAAAAAAAATTGAGTGGTGGTGCTATTGCCGGTATAGTTATTGGAAGTCTTTCTATTGTTGTTTTAATTGTTCTTCTTATTGTTTTTAGATGTAAAATTTTTTATAGAACTAACTCTTAGATTCTTTTCTAACCATTTTTTTTATCATTTCACTTTGTTCTTTTTCACTCATATCCCAATATTTTTTCAAAGCCTTATTATCATTTATTAATTTAATCATTGTTCGAAAATATAATCCCAATTCTCGAACAACTATTTCTTCCCAATATTTTCTATCTCTTTTTATTTGATTTATCCTCATTTCCCCATCTCCAATCTTTAGAAACTCAACTAATTCTGCATTCTCCAAATTATAAACTTCCAAATATGTTTGAACCTGTAACCATTCATACTCCCTAACTTCCTCAAATAATTTATACATCCTATTTTTTATTTCCAAAACAGTCCCATCATATTTCATCGCATCTATCTTACTAATTATCCACAATTCATTCCCCTCATAATCCAATATTTTTTTGTTTCGAGATTGGATTCCGGTAACTAAATCTATTTTCATTCTATTTTTATAAACATCTACAACATTCTCCTCTTTTATTGTTCCAAACATCTTATTTGTATATCCCTCCGTAGCTTTTTTAAGAATATTTTTCTCATCTAATGTTAATTTTTCATTATCCAAAACATTTTTAACTAGTTCATCCGCACTCTTTTTCATTGTAAGAGAAGATGTATTTATTTTACAAATATTCTCCAATTTAATTCTCAAATCTTTATTATTGTCTAATTTGTTGCAGATAAGATCGATATTACCTCCATCTCCAATATTACTTTTTTTAACTTTATCAATCAAATTAATTGTTGATAATTTATCACTATAATATTTTTCATATAATTTATTAAATATTCTACTGGGATTAGTGTGGATGTTTTTTCCAATAAATGCTGCTAATTGACTACTATATAAAAATATTCTCACCATTTTATATTTATGTTATGTTTATTTTAATCTATTTTTTCCTCCAAGCAATAATCCTTTGAATTAATATTTTCAATATTCAAATTATGTTCAATAAATTTTTTTAAATAATCTTCTAAAAAAACTTCCTTCTTAACATTTGCCTTTGATTTTTTAAATTCAAATCTTCCATTTGAAAGCATCTTAACTCCCCATCCAGTTTTAAGAGCATTATAAATGAAAATCATTTTTTGGAGTTCTAACATTTCGATATTAGCCTCATTGTTTTCCATATATAAAAAATGTTTTAGTTTTTTTTTATTAAAAAGACTTAAAAAAAAAATAATAATATCCAATATGTTTAAACAAAAAAACAAGAAGATTATTCAAAGTGATAATCGGATTACATTAGATGCGAAACATAATGAGATTGTAAAGAACTTTAAAGACGAATACAAGAATATTAAAAAATATCAACAGGAATTAAATTTTTATCAAGACAAACTTTCTAAACTAATTGATAATTCCTCTGAAATAATAAATCCAGATGATCTTGCTAATCAATTTCATCTTGAGAATAAAATAAAAGATTTATCTTCTAAAATTTCTAAATTGGAAATGCAAAAAGAAGAGACTAATTATTTTATTCAAACAGGAACCATCTTATATGATTATTATAATAATCTTGAAGATGTTGCTACTCAACCAGTAGAAGAAGATAAGCCAACTAAAAAAGTAGAAACTACTCCAGAAACACCAAAAATTTTGAACTTTTTTGGAGGAGGAGGTAGCGCTCCAATAAATGAAGTAGTTGTAGAGGAAGATGATAAAGAAGGTAAGAGAGCATTAACTATGTCTGATTTCGTTGAGGCTGGTGCTTCTCAAAATTTTGATAGAGCTTCTTCTTTGGATACATATTTGAGTAAGATAGATAAATCTTATGGTGTAAAAAGCAAAGTTTTAAAGAAAATTGATTTTTGTAAAAAATGCAAAGTTAATTTTAACAAGGATTATGAAATGATTATAAATCATAATGAGGGCTTTATGAGTTGTACGAAATGTGGAAACATGGAGTATGTAGTTATCGAAAGTGATAAGCCTAATTATAAAGATCCTCCTCCAGAGGCGACATATTTTGCCTACAAGAGAACTAATCATTTGAATGAAATCCTAAATCAAATTCAAGCTAAGGAATCAACAGATATTCCTGATGAAGTTTTGGAATTGATAAAAGAAGAAATAAGGAAAGAAAGAATAAAAGATTTGACCAAATTGACAAATGCAAAAGTTAGGCATTTTTTGAGGAAGTTGAATCTTAATAAGTATTATGAGCATATTGCACATATTATAAATAAATTAAATGGATTGCCACCTCCAATTATTACAAAACCAGTTGAGGATAAGTTGCGCATTTGTTTTAGAGAAATTCAAGGACCTTGGATGGAAATTACTAAAAAGCCAAAGAAGAATTTCTTGAATTATCATTATGTTTTACACAAATGTGTTGAATTATTGGGACACGATGAATATAAATCTTTATTTCCATTGTTAAAGAGTAGAGAAAAACTCCAATCTCACGATTTATTATGGAAAATTATTTGCGCTAGATTGAATTGGGAATTTATAAAGACAATTTAATTTACGTTTATTTTGTTGTTTATAAAGCAACTGGAGGATTGGCTCATTCTTTAGGGGGTCTTTGGAGAGCTATACAAATAGCGAGAGGTTCAAATCGTTCATTAGTTATTGATTATAATGTTCACAAAGATTATTTTCTGCTCCACTAATCCAATCTAAGAATAATGTTGAAGAAAAAGAATTGAGCAATCTAAAATTATCAAGTAGTTTTGAAAATAAATCACAGATAGAATCGATTCGAAGAAGTATATCTCCAATAAAATTTGAAATAACAATCGAGGATCAAGAAAGATTAAATAAGATAATACAGAATTATCAAATTAAGTAAAAATAATTTATAAAATAATATATGTGTTGGAATAAAGAAGTTTCATTAAATACATATATTTCTTCAATGGTTATACTTGCACTAGTTTATTATAATAATAAATATACTCAGTATAAATTCCCATCCTTACAAGGAAGTATATTCAAGTATCTATTTTTTATATCATTTATAACGATGCAATTAGTTGAGTACTTTTTATGGAAAAATATAAATAATGTTAGAGCAAATCACTTGATTTCTACGATTGGATTATCCGTGCTTTTTCTACAACCATTATTTGCTATTTTAGGATTTACAACAGGAAAAATAAAACAACCAATGTTAATTGCCTATTTAATTTTTGTTTTGTTTTATATCTTTTATAGGTATTTTATTAGTCCATTAAAAGCAGTAACAAGAATCGCCAAAGATGGACATCTTTCTTGGGATTGGTTTGTTACTAGAGGATGGGAGTCTATATTTGTTCTAATTTGGATTGGATTTTTCCTTGCTGGTCTTGGTGGAGATGGAAACTGGTCTAGACCATTACTTGGTTCTTTATTATTAATATGGTCTGTAATATTATTTTATAAGACGAATACTTGGGGATCATTGTGGTGTTGGATTGCCAATATAGTGTTACTATATTATTTATTCGAGTTACTTATAATAAAACCCTATAGAGAACATGGATTTTGTGGTATAAAGTAAAGTAAATTAAAGCAATATTTATAATCATATATAGAAATGATTATAACTTATAAAAATCAAGGACAAACTTTAGGACAACTTACAGTAGATGTTAAAAATAAATTAAACAAAAAAATTTGCTACATTGGAAGATTGGATCCTATTGCAAGTGGATTGGTTTGTTTCTTAGAAGAAGATGAGTGTAAAGAGGCAAGTACTTTATTAAAATTTGACAAAACATATACATTTAATTTAATAATTGGATTGAAAACTGATACTGGAGATGCCTTAGGAATTATCAAAGAAAAAAAAGATATTTTATATTTGGATGAAAGTTTTATAGATTTATTTAATGATTTTAAGTACAAGCAAACTTACCCACTTTACAGTTCTTTTGTTATAAGAAAGAATGGATTGAAGAAGCCACTATGGTATTTTGCTAAAAATAATATTGAATTGGATGAGGTAGATATTCCAAGACACGAAGTTCATATTAAACAATTTGAAAAAGTAGGAAAGAGATTTTATATTAATTCAAGTGATTATTTTATTGAACAGATTAAAAAATTGGATGATGTTAAAGGTGAATGTTTTAGGAAAAATGAAATAATTAAGCAATATCAAGAATTGGATTCATTAAATTTATTAGCGATTCCAATGATTGCAAAAGTTTCAAGTGGTACTTATATAAGACAATTATGTGAAGATATAGGAAAATATTTGGAAGTACCAGCTATGGCTGATTCAATTGAGAGAGTTTCATTTCATTTTCCAGATAAAATAAATAATTATAATATTTTATAATATGGGAAATCATTTTTCAAAAAGAAAGTTTATAAACGAAACATTGGAACATTTAAGAAGGAACAACGTAATTTTACGTGATGAATATGATTATGTTATAACTAAAGAAGAAATAATTATGACATTGGAAGGAATGTATAAAAGGCAAAGTATTCATTATTATACGAATTTAAGATGTAAACCCAAAATGTTAGAATTATATGTTCCTAATTGGTGGTGTTTTTAGAGATAATTAGATAATAAGATAAATTATATTATTTATTTTATTAAAATATTTATGGGAGTATCCTACTCACAGTATGAATTTATAGGGGATGTATTAGAAAATATCAAAGATAATAATATTATTGTTGTTGATGAAAACAGTCGAGTAATAACGGAGAAAGAAATTATTGATACATTGAATGCGATTTATTTAAAGAGAAACAAAAAGTATTTGGATTCATTATCTTGCAAACCTCATTTATTATTACCACATATTCCTGAAAAATGGAATAAATATATTTCATAAAATATTGTATACTATTATATGGAAAATAAACGTTACATTCATTTATCAAAAAAGAAAATTAGATCTTTGAAAGATAGAGAACAAAATAAGATACCTGGAAATCTACCAAAAGGATTATGGATTGCAAAAGAGAAAAAATGGATTGATTTTTTGGACAAAAATATGAGCAAAGATATTTATGGTAATATTTACAAAGTTAATTTGAATAGCCAAGTTGTTAAAAGTTTAAAGGAGAAGAATGAAAATAAAATATTAAAAATTGGAACAATGAATAGTCTAGAAAAATTTAATGATAAATACGGAAAGGACAACAAGATTGATTGGGCAACTGTTGGAAAACATTTTAATGGAATAATATTTGACCCTTATTACAAAGATGTAGACCCAGTGAAATATAAATGGTATCTTACTTTATATATACCATCTGGTTGCATATGGAATAAAAATGCGATGAATATTGAATTATTATATGAAAATTCAAAACCAACAAAGAAAGTGAGATTTATTGTTGAAAATAAAAATTTAGATAAGTTATTGTTAAGTTAACGCAATTTTCTTTGGAGAGGTTCATTATAGCTTCTCGTCGCTTGAGATGCTGGATTAGAAGCAGGAATTGGAATAGGACGTTTCCTTATAGATATATATTTAACTCCATAGTAATCATAAAAGATTATTGAATAATCTTTTTCAATGATTGGATAGTCTGCTTCAGGTATTTTAGGAATACCTCTATATGAAATTAATGGTCCAATACTATATTGTTCAAAGTCATGAAAAGTTAACCATTCTTTATTAAAATTAATTTGATTAGTTTGTCCAACAACCCAACATGTTTGGGGAGAAAAAGCTTGACAAAAATAATTTCCTACCATATTATAATTTAGAAATTTAATTTTTTTGGAGCTAAATTAAATTTGCTAGTATATTTTCTTATTCTATATAATGAAATATACAGAGGAAAAAGATTTATTTAATAAAAATTTTCCCAATCCAGTATTTTATATTTTTTCACCTAGTAGAGTAAGTAATCAATTTATTTTAACCGAATACGTTTCAAATAATCCTTTTAGAGTTAGGTCGATTGATTCTTCCAATGATGTAAATGTTATTTTAAATAAAGGTAAAAGTATAGCATCACAAAATAAAACGATTTTTATAGATAACGAGATATTTGTTCCAATCTAATCATAAAATTAAAACCTTATATAATTTTATGAAAAAATACGATATTATAATAATTGGATGTGGATTAAGTTGTTTATATTTCTTAAAAAAAATTAAAGAGTCCAATCGAGCATTAAAAATTGCTGTTTTGGAGAAGAAACCTTTTGCTGGTGGACGCATTAGGAGTGAAAAAATAGGTAATGATATTATTGACACAGGAGCATTAAGATTCAATGATAATCATAAATTACTCATTTCACTCCTAAAAGAATACAATATAAATGATATCGAAGAATTAGTTTCAAAAAAGAATATAAAATTAAGTCCAGCTTTGGAAAAAAGGTTTAGAGATTTTTTGAAAGAACATTGTAAAAGTAAGTACGATAGATTTTCTTTTGGAGAAATTGCAAAAGTTTATTTTGATGAAAAGGAATACAGTAAGTTAAAATTATGGTTTGGGTATGATCAAAAATGGGAAGAAAGCAATTGTCAATCTTTGTGTTTAGCAATTAATAATTATGAGGCTAAAAAATATTATCATTTGAAAAATGGATTATCACAATTAGTTGATGCTTTATTGAATGACGTAAAAGATAATTTCGATATAAATTTTGGGGAGAAAGTGATGAAAATTAGTGATGGAAATAACATTTACACAATGAGTAATAATCATTACGTTTGCGATCATATTATTTTTGCTTGTCCACCTCATTACATTGGTAATATTCAAGGTACTCAAGAATTAGTTCCAATCTTAAGTTCAATTGAAGGACAAATATTAAATAGAATTTATGCAAAATTTAAAGATGGAAATTGGTTTCCAAAAAATGTTCTACACAATTATAAGCCAATTGGACAAACTGTTCCAATCAATGATAACATAATAATGATTTCTTACAGTACAGGAAAAGATGCAAAGTATTGGATCGAAAAAGAGATGTATGGGGAACTTTGGAAAGGAATTAATGAGGAATTAGGTGTAAAAGAAAAACCAATCTGGATAAAACAAAATTATTGGAACCCTGGTACTCATTTTTATAAACCAGGATTTAATATGCAAGAAGTAGAGAATTTGTCATTTAAACCATTAAATCATAAGAATTGGTCGATTATTGGTGAAGCTTATTCTGAACATCAAGGTTGGATGGAAGGTGCTCTCCAAAATACAAGTAAATTTATAAAAAAATATTTTGCTGATAAATTACAAATGAATCTAAAATCTTTTACTTTAAAAGAAGTTGAGAAACATAATAAAGATGGAGATGCTTGGATGGCTATTAGTGGAAATGTATACGATGTTTCTAGCTGGATTGATATTCATCCGGGAGGAGCTGTAATTAAATATGGGATTGGAAAAGATGCGACTGATATGTTTAAGAATGCAGGACATAATGAGGATGCCTTAGAATTTATGAATCATTATAAGATTGGAATCTTAAAATAATCAAAGGTGCATTTTGAACACTAAATATGCTAAATAAGCTGCAATAAATTGAACTATCAAATAGATGATGAGAGAAACAAAATTTATCTTTTTATTTAAATATAGCATAACAGCTACTGCGGGGTTAAAAGCTCCTCCTGATATTTTACCACCAAAGTAAATCATGGCAGCTAAAGTTAAACCAATTGGGATTGCTTCACCTGTCGTGATAATAACGTACATAAAAATAAAGGTTCCAACAAATTCTGTTAGGTACGCTGAAATATTATTCATTATAATATTTCAATATAAAAAAAATTTAGTTTAATAATTAAATAATGAAAAATATTATACCTTCGAATAATAAAAAAAAGATTGTCATTCCAATCAAACCAGTTCAAGTTAAAGTTGAGAAAAAAAATGTAGCTACTCCAGTAATTAAAGTAGAAGTATCATCTAAAATAAATCCACCAGTGATTGAAGATCCACCTGCTATTATAGAATCGCCAGCGATTGAAGAACAACCAAAAGAGAAGAAAAAGAGAATTTCAAACGATGAATTGAAAAAGAAAAAAGAATATGGGCAATTTTATACTACCGCAGGAATACTGCATGAAAAAATTTTAGAATTTATCAAAAATAAACCAAAAAAAATATTAGAACCATCAACAGGAAGAGGAGACTTAATATTACCAATAAAATTTAAATTTCCTAAAATGCTTTTTGATATGTATGAAATAGATAACACAATTGAGTCAAAAGTTGAGGGAATAAAATATTGTGATTTTTTAATAACTAATATTGATGAAACTTATAAAACTATTGTGGGAAATCCACCATTTGTTAAAACAAAGAAGGGTAATTTAGCAATTGACTTTGTAAGAAAATGTTTTGGCTTATTAGAAGAAAATGGAGAATTAATATTTATTATTCCAGCAGACTTTTTCAAACTAACTTCAACAGCAAATCTTATTAATGAGATGATGGAACAAGGAACATTCACTGATATTTTTCATCCAAGTGATGATAATCTATTTTCTAATGCAAACATCAATGTGTTACTATTTAGATATTGTAGGAATAATAAATTACCAGATATTTGTAATTACAATGGAGCAAAAAAGAAGATAATTAATAATAGTGGTTTATTAATATTTGTGGATGAAAATGAAAAAAATATTAAGAAGATTGAAGATTATTTTGATGTTTATGTTGGCATGGTAAGTGGAAGAGATGAAATTTATAAGAAAGATATTGGAAATATTGAATTAATATCTGGAAAAAATGAAAAGGAGAAATTCATTTATACAAAAACATTTCCTTCCAATCGCGTAGATATTGATGAATATTTACTTTCAAATAAATCAAAATTGTTAGAAAGGCAGATAAGAAAATTTAATGAAGATAATTGGTTTGAATGGGGGGCACCAAGAAATGTTGGAGTGATGGAGTCTCAAAAAGGCAAGAAATGTATTTACATTTATAATTTAACGCGTAAAGATGAAATAGCATTTGAAGGAAAAGTTGATTATTTTGGAGGCAATTTAATTATTATGATACCTAAAGATGGAATAGATATATCATCAACGATCACATATTTAAATTCAATTGAATTCAAAAAGAATTATATGTATGGTGGAAGATTTAAAATTGGACATAGACAACTTTCCCAAGCTTTACTTAAATTGCCTTAAAATATTAATGAGCTCTGTAAAACTTGATCCTTTTGTTCCTTGAAATTTATCAGCTTTAATACAAACAAAAATATCTATAACTGCATTTAAAAGAGGTGTTTGCCTTTTTTCATCTGGTTCCTTTTCTTTGATTGGTTTATAATAAATAGTATTTGGTAAATTTATAAAATGACGTTGAGTTTCTCTATCATCAGTTGCTATAAAAACTTTTTTATCATTATTTTTTAGTATAAAATTTTCAAAAAAAGAATCATCGACAAATTTTCCTTTTTTAATAGCATATCTAACAAAATCATTTCTTCTTATATGAACTGCATTATAATTTGGCTTGAGATTTCTATCAATCATTTTATCGACTTCTTTTTGTACTTTATCATTTAATCTTAATTCTTTAAAAGATTCAATGAATAGTTTTCTATCGTAACTATCTTTTGTATAACACCCTTTGTAATCGATCTCTTTCTGTGTATTGCCAAAAATACAATCTTTTGGTACAACAAAAAAATCTGTAAATGATCCATTACAGCTTTGATCTATTTCCCAAAAAACATATAATTTTTTATTTTTTAGTCTTGCATAAACTAAATATGATAATAAAACTCTTATACGATTACAAAGTCCTCCTACTGGTTGAATTGTATAATATTCACTAGACATATTCTAAGATATGAAATTAATTTTTCAATATTCGCAACATTTCAATTAAATCTGTAAAAGAAGAACCTTTTGTACCCATAAATTTACTGGCTCTCAAGCATATAAAAAAATCAATTATAGCGTGTTCCAAATTTGTTTTTAATTTTTTATCATCTATTTTAATTGATTTGTAGTAAATTGTATTTTGTATCCTTGAAAATTCTTTTTGAGTATCTTTATTATCTGTTGCTATAAATACTTTATTCTTATTATTGTTCTTAACAAATTTTTCCATCTCTAATTTATTTGAGCTATCTAATGATCGATGATGAATTGCTGTATAATTATTTGATAGATTTCGATTAATAAATTTGTCAATTTCATCCTGTATTTTTTTATT